GATATTCTTACGGTTGCACCAGATGTAGTGCGTTATTCCGCTCAACAGTCCAAAACACCGCAGGCGGAAACGCGCAGAGATATTCACAGAGGGTTAGGCATTGCCGGCGGGGGATTTGCTCCAGAAGCGCTGGAAGCTACCGCAAATATGTTGGATTACATCAACCCAGAAGCTCTCAGTCGCAGCGTTGTGGATCTTATGGAATTAGGCAAAACCTACAGCCTGAATCCAGACGAACGCCTCAAGCAGCTCAAACAGGATCTCTTAGATAAAGCCAGGAACATCCAATAAAAAACCCCCTCCGAAGAGGGGGTCGAACATTCCGTCTGAAGTTTATCAGGCGGGGCTGGTGGAGGTGAACACCGAAGACTCCACGATGCCGGCGGGTTGCAGAACAACGTCGTCGCGCTTGGGGGGTTCGTCGGGAACGAGCCAGCACACTTCGCAGATTGCGAGGGCTTTGTCTTTGCCAGACAACTTACCGGCAGATGCACGATCGTCGTACACACCGGAAGCTTGGCCAAGACCGGACGCAGAGGCGCCACCCAAGTTCTGCACAGAGTACAGCTTGTAGGTGGTGTCAGTAGTAACTGCGTGCATGTTCGCATCATTCCAAGCGTTGCTGGAATTGAACGAACCGTTTTCGATCCGGCTGCTGGCGCCAACAATGGTGGCGAAGAAACCACTGGTAGTGGGGGTGGTGTTAAGACCAACGCCCACGGCAGGACCCACACCCAGGGTGGGAGTAGCGGAACCGCCAGTAATACCACTGGAGATCACGTCGCCGCCGGTCACCCGCAGACCCACACGGTACACATAAGCACCGGAAGGAACGGTAATACCGTTCGCAATATCGGTGCGAATGTCCTTGTGGTAATCGGGGGAAGGAATGATCACACTGCCGTTAGCAAACGGAGCGTAATCGGCGCCACCAGAGCCGTAAGGCGTGGCGTAGTACTCAAGCTGGTTAACGCTACCCAGAGCCTGGAAGGACAGGTCAACGTAACCAACAGCCTGTTGAGCGATCCAGCCGGGACGGAAGATCACGCCAACAGGGCCGCCCACGGGCTGGTTAGCCAGCGTCTGAGCAGTGCCGTTTGCGTTGAGGAAGTCTACAGACTTAGGTTCGTGCCAATACCGGAGAACGTTGGTGTAGTTACCGGGATAGATCTTCGTAACCGAGATCTGCTTAGGATTGATTGCCATCGTTAGTTACCTCCTTATCAAGCGTTAAAGGAGTAAGCGATGGTCGAGAAATCAGCGTTCAGGAGTTCGAAACCTGCGTACAGGCTCCAAATCATCATGATAAAACGGCTGAAATCATCGTTGTTGTTCAACAGAACCTGAGCGTTATTACCGCCGATACCGACGCCAACGCTCTGGGGACCGAAGAACATACCAATCGCAGCTTCATAAGAAGCGGAGGTGCCGCCGATGCTCGCAGTCTGAGACTGAGAAGGCATGTTGGTGGATTCGAAGAAGCGGACGCCTTCGAACACAAAACCGGTCGGCATAATCGGCTCACCCGCCACAAAAGTGGCTTGGCCGAAGCCCTGGCCCATGTAGATAGCAGCGTTGGGCTGCATCGAGGACATCAGGGGGTTGATCTGACCGTTGCCGGGGTAACGAGCAACTTCACGGAAGTCACTGTTCTGGCGCAGGTGCATCAGGAAAGTAGGATCGCAAACGCAGCGATAGAAACCATCCTGATATGTAGGAACGTTGCGCTTACGCATGGATTTAACCACGCGGAGCAGATCGTCCTTAACGTCGAACTTAGCTTGCTCGGCGTTTGCGTAGGTGAGGCTACCAACCGCGAGATCGCCGGGGTAGTAGTAACCACCTTGAGAGTCAGAAGCCTGACCCTTAGAAACTGCTTTAAGGAGTTCGTTGATGAACACCCGGTCGCGCCAACGACGATAGTCGTCGAGCAGAGTCAGCGAACCGATTGACTGGTGGAACGCAGTCAGGTTGCCGGTGTCCAGCAAAAGACGCTGCGCGGTGATTAGAGTCTCGCGAGCAATCTTGAAAGTGCTGGGCTGAGTAGGATCACTCGGATCCGCAGGACCGGTGTACTCGCGAAGTGTCACGAGCACTTTGTCCTTAACAATGTTCCGGCTGTTGGCAGTACCAATGGTCTGCTCAGCAGTGCGCTCCCGAGACTCTTTAGAGCCAGGATTGCCCCAGAAACGATAACGGTCAAGCTGCACAGTCTGGCCGGGTTGCTTACTAAAATCGTGAACAACCACGGGCTCGGCCGCCATTTCTACCACGTAGGCAGGATGGGGCCGATATAATTCCGCACCGAGCAGCTTCGGAAAATCATTGTCGACGAACAAAGCGCCAACCTCCGAAGAACTACATATGTACTTTAACCAAAATTATACGCACACAAACTTCATTTGTCGCATTCTTAGCGGTTATTTAAAACGGCTCACACAGTCTTCTGATTACTGGAATTGACGGTAGGACTGTACGTTCTCAACATAACCCGAACACCTTCAGGAGCTTGATGGTAGATCGAAGCGTAATTAGACACGTAAGTACCCGCTTTACCTCTGTAGATATACCGTAAAGCCGACGACATCAAACCCGGAGCCGAGCTGCGGACAGTTTCCGTAAACGTCTGGCAATAAACGGGAGGGTTGTACTGCCACGAGGCACGAGAACCCGAAGTGTCGTTTGTGGGATTGGTAAGAATCCCGCCTTCATACCTCCCGTGCGTTACACCTCCCCCAGTGCGGCCTTCAGCAGGCGTATTGCTGGCTGGAGTGTTGTATGGCGTGTAGTTCTGACTAGAAGGAGCTATACCGTTGAAATACGTAGATTTACCCGTCGTCCGCAAGCCAAATTGAGGCCCATACGACGTGGAAACCTTCACACCTGCAATTGTGGTTATTCCTAACGGTCGATACCCTTCATAACTACTAAGAGCACCGCTAGGAGCGTAATCAACGTCTTGATAATCTGTCCAATAGCCGGAAACAGCAGGTGGAACTGCTCGCCACGCTGTGGTGTTGTACCAAAGTCCGCTATTAGGGGCACCGGGAGTAACAATCCCCGTGTCGGCCCCTAAATCTCGAATACCTGAGCTTACAACTACGTAACTTTCGTAGTCTGGGCCACTTTGGATACGATGAGCGCCTTGATCGTACCGCCAGTTGCTTAAAGGTGCGTACATTTAAGCGTCTAGCGGCTATTTATAGTATAAAGCGCTGAAATTCAACCCTCAGCAACTTCCGAAGGCGGTAAAACCTCATCAACCGGCGTAATTTTCTGATTTAACGCCTGCATATCTGCACTAATGTTCTGCATGTCCTGCACATACAGTTGTTTTAGCGCATCAATCTCCTGTTTCAGGGCTGCGATTGTAGAAGCAGAGTCCGAAACGCCATTAGAACGTCGATTCAAATTAGCCACGGTCGGTCATCCCTTTCTTTTTCTTGAATTTTACGGCTTTGGCTTTAGCGGCAGCACGTTTCTCATCAGACTTAACCTTTTCAGGCAAATCTTTTTTGGTCTCACGCTCGTACTCAGCGACTTTGCCTTTAGAAATCTCACCGCGTTCGGCCATCGCGTAAAATTTGCGGCGCTGGCTTTCCGATTTGAAGGGTGCCAAGGGTTTTAACAACTCTTATACGTAATTTAGCAATAAAAAACCCCGCCAGTCACGGCAGGGTTTGAGGTCTCTGTCCGAATATAGCCTAGCTCAGGCGTTATCGAGGAACAGCAGTTTGCTACGCAGAGCATCGGGGCTCATCTGGGACAGATAGCGCCAAGCGTTCTCGGGGCTCTGATCCATGGTTTGAGTGAAACCATCCCACTGGGATTCAGGATCCGCACTGCGAGCACCGCCCGTGGCCGAAGCGGGGACAGCGGGGAACTGATCGTAGCGGGGCTCGTAGCTAACACCGTTGTTGGCGTTGTACTGACCATCTTCGTCCACGGGGTAAACCTCGGTGAAGAAGCGGTTGGTGTAATCAGCCAGCTGATCGGGATCAGTCAGGATGTGCTCCATGGCACCCGCACGCATGGCAAGAGCTTCCAGAGTCTCATTCTGAGAGAT